AAGCAAAATAAAAGAAAGAAAGAATCATACTTTATTCAAGAAAATAATTTCTCCTCTCACTCCTTGTGGTATTGTAGGCCAATTGCGTTCTAATTCTGAAAGAGTTCGAACCTGTGGCGTACAACCTGCTGAAATACATGAAACATAGCTTGGAAAATTTCCTCTCTTTAATCCTTCGAGTACTGTCTCCATTCCTGCCTTTTTCATCCATTTCAAAACTTTCCAATCTGGTTTGATTTGTTTATCTATCACTATTGAGTTATAGATATCTTCGCACAAATTGTAGAAACTTCTGCTGTTTCCAAAACTTGAATATACTAATCCAACTGCTGACGCAGCTAATCTGCCGAAATCCTGAGGTTTTTCAGGAAACATTAGATGGCTTAGTAAGTCAAAGTCTTCACGGTAAGGAAAGCCTCCTCTACTATTATAACCTAAGCAGTAAATGTCGTCCGGATTATCTCCGATCTTGGTTTTGTCGACACTAAGCTTAGCATTAAAATAATATAATGCTTCTCTTGCCATATGACTTAAAAATTCAGTTCCTTGAGTCTCAAAGACTGGTTCATCAAAAGCAAGAACTGCATCGTCACCTTGAAATCTAGATTTAAATTTCTTCGCTTCGATGTTAATTCCTAACTTTGATAGAACTGTATAAGTCATTATCATATTACAGAAAGTATCCATTAGTTGTGTTTGCTGATACCCTGATCCAAAACCATTCCATTCCCACCTCCAAATTTGTCCATTTGGTAGTTCAATCGGCGTGTACTTTATTGATTCACACATCCAATACCATAGTTTCTCGATCTTGTCGGGATTAACTATTGGGTTGGGATATCTAGTTGTTGGCTCATATTGTGAAAAGTCAAACCATGATCTCCACATCTTGTGGACTTCATCAATCAGCTCGTGTAATAATCTACGATCAAATTGACTCCAATCCATAGAAATGAAAGTTCCATCGTTCCTTGTGCACAATTCCTGTATAATATTAACCATACCACCACGACTCATCTCTCGACCCCAGAATAATCTTCCGGCATCAGTATTCTGATACGTAGCTTGTAACGGCCAGATGAACATGAGCTCTGAATGTAATAGAAGCTTTGGTGCTCCGAAAACGGCTCTAACCTTGTCAGGTTGATCATCTCTAACAACATGCGTCCTTAAGTGTAACTTCAACCTTTCGTATGGTGTTGGTTTTGTAAGTCCCTCACCTCTCCAAAAGTCTGGATCGCCTGCTTTTATCTTATGTATTAATGGTCTGTTATAGTTAAACACCTCGTTATATAAATTATGATATGATAAAGACGAATCTTTGATCAAATCTAATTCTTGCTTCCACTTAAGATAAGCTGGAACTTTAATTCCATTCTTAAACTTACGTAGAACGTTGGGTGAATTCCTGTCAACTCTTGGC